GTCAAAGAAATTGTGTTAATACTAAAAAATCAGCAAATGCTCAATACAAACAAGGAACAATATTTACAGCAAAAAGAATTGTTGTTGCTAAAAACGGTTCAATATGGGCTGAGACTCCAAGTGGATTCGTATGCTTAGTAAGTTCTAAAGGTACTATGTATTGTAGTAAAGTGTAAAAAAAATAAAAAGAAACGGCGAGTAATAGGCGAAAAGTCTACGAACTCGTCGTGTTTTTTTATGCAATAATTTATATGAAAGGAGCAGTAAATCGCAAATTATTATATTTTAAAACAATATAGTCAGTTTGTGTATGCTTCTTTCTTTTTTATTTAAGGAGGTAATTATGTTTTATAATCCACAAATTAGTATTGATAGGATAAATAGTCAAATATCAGAGTTAGAGAAATTAAAATCTCAAATTCCAATGCAACAACCTATCACGCAAAACTTTCAAATAGCACCAAATAGTAGTTCTATTAGGTATGCTAACAACTTAGAAGAAGTACAAAAAGAGTTTATTTTAAATGATACTCCCTTCTTCAGCAAAGATATGACTGTTTTATGGGTCAAAAGTCCTTCAGGAGACGTGAAAACATATGAGTTAAATGAAATAGTCGAAAAAGACGAAAAAGACCTTAGAATCGAATTATTAATGTCACAAATAGAAGAGTTAAAGAAAGAGGTAATTAACAATGAACATATTACAAATGATGATGCAACAAAAAATAAAACAAATTCCACAAACAATGATGAGTCAAATGGAACAACAACTAAAAAGAGCAAATCCTCAAGCATTTAAAGAATTTCAACAAGCAAGAAGTAATAATGTAAATCCTGAAGAATACTTGAATAAGATTACAAATAGTTTTAGTCCTGAAAGAAAACAACAATGGGATTCAATAATTAATGGTATTAACGCTAAATAGCGTTGATATAAAACAATAGAAAGGAGCAAGTTATGAACGGAACACAAGGAATACAACCTACTGTAGAATTAGCTACTACTAACGGAACTGGTTTTATGCCATACGGATATGGAAATAGTGGATTCTTCGGTGGAGACGGTATTTGGGCTATTGTATTACTAGCATTACTATTCAATAATGGTGGTTTTGGTGGCTGGGGTGGTAATGGATTTAATAACATTGCTACAACTGATTACATTTCTTCTGAATTTACTCAAAGAGACGTTAACAACGGATTCCAAAATCAAAGCAACTTAATTTCAAACGGATTTGCCAATGTAGCACAAGACGTATGTAATTTAAGAAGTGAAGTACTTGAAAATAGATATGCTCAACAATTAAGTGCTTGTAATACTCAAAGAGATATTTTAACTCAAACTAATGAATTAAATACTAATTTACTTACTCAAGCATTACAAAATCAAGCACATATGGATAGCTGTTGCTGTGAATTAAAATCTCAAGGTATAGAAAATACTCAAAAGATTTTAGACGCTATGAATCAAAATACAATTGACGATTTAAGAAGCCAAGTAAATGATTTAAAGAACACAATTACAGCAAACGGAATCGGCACTTCAATTGTAAATCAAATTAGACCATACCCAATACCAGCATATCCAGTATCTTCTCCATATGTTGGATTATACAACGGTGGATTCTATGGTAATGGATTTTTTGGAAACACAATAGTATAGCAAATTGTCGATAAGACAACCCTTTAAGGAACTTGCTACTTAAGAGAATAGCAGGTCTATTCTCTTTTAATTTAATAGAAAGGAAAGATTAAAATGATACAAAGTTTACAAGAACAAGAATTAGTTTTAACTTCTAACACTTCTCCAATAACATTTGCTGATACTGACTTAAGAACTGGAAGTGCAAATTGTTTTACTGGTTGGTTAAATCATAATGAAGGAAGTTCAACATTTAATTTAGTTGCTGGTGGAATCTATGAAATAGATTTTAATACAAACGTTACAAGTGCAACTGATGGAAATGTTGGATTCGCAATTTTTACTGACGGAACTCAATTAGCAGGAAGTGAAATGAATACTCCAGTCACAGTTGGTGTTTACTCTAATGTAGGAACTAAAAAATATATAAGAGTATGTGGTAGAGGAAGTGTATCTATAACTATTAGAAGTATACCAACTATAACTTATAACGGTACAACAACTGATACTCAAATACCTATTGTTAAAAACTCAAATATTATTATAAGAAGATATTCATAATGATAAATAACTTAGCTTTAATGTTACAAGCGTTAAGTTTAGAAATACTATTCAAAGATTTTAACAATAGCGATTTAATGCAAGAATTGCAAAAACAAGATAATAATTATTTTGAAAAAATAATAAAACAAAATGAAGAGATTTTAAGACTCTTAAAGAAAGGAAGTGAAACTAATGGAAGAAAAGTTGATTAGTTCTACTGAGAAAAAAATAAAAGAAATATTAGATGCTGATATAGATGCAAGTAATATTGAACATTTATATAAGTTATCTAAAATAAGACATATGGCAAAGGAGGACGAGTGTATGAGATACAGCGATTATAACGATTATGGTAGAAGACCAGGATTCGGTTCTTACGGTGACTATAATGATTATGGACGTAGAGGTAGAGATATGAAATATCGTGGATACGGACACTTAGATAGAATTTCAGACCATTATGGAAGATACGAAGACTATCGTGGAAGATACGGAACAAACGAAGATACTAAAACAAGTTTAAAATATATGCTTGAAAGTATGGAAGATTTTGCACGTATGTTAAAAGAAGAAGCACAAAGTCAAGAAGAAGTTGAAATGATTAGACAAACAGCACAAAGAATAGCACAAATGTAATGTATAGATTTTACAATAATAATTCTTTAGGTAATTTTGTTAACGACTGTACTATTAGAGCAATAAGTTTAGCCGAGGGAAACACGTGGGATTATACTTATAATAAATTAAGTGATTTAGCACGTGAAAAAGGAACAATGATGGACGATAAATATTTTATAAGAGAATATTTAAATGACCGATACGAACGTATTAACGAAACTGGAACAGTCGGACAAATTGCAGGAGAATATCCTGATAAAATTCTATTAATTACAATGAAAGGCCACATAACGTGTTCTTTGTTTGGAACTATTATGGATAGTTTTGACTGTCGACACAGACAAGCTGAATATGTTTACATAGTAAAAGGACTAGAAAATATCTAGTCCTTTTATATATTTAAAAATTTCTCTAAATTCTTCAATAGAATGATTTTCTAAATAAGCATTTAAGCCTATTTTCATCCATTTTAATTGCATATTTCTATCGTTATGGTATTTCTTATGACATTTTCTACAAAGTGGTATACAAAGACCATTTTTTATTGAATTTAGTCTATTACGTCCCATAAATATTTCGTTTATATCAGATGCTTTGTTAGGACATTCTATACAATTATTTAAGTCTTCGGTAATAATTGAATATCTACTTTTTTCTAGATTCTTTAACTTCGCTGTTTTTGCTCTCATTATTTTTAAAATGCCTATCGTATTTTACTCTACTACTTCCGTATCCGTAATGTAAGTATTCATCAATAGCATCCCATTTCCAATGAAGTTCATTTCTTAAAAATTCGATAATAAGTAAATCATCGTAATTTTTAAGACGTTTAAATTCTTTAGTAAAGTATTCTATCCAATTATAATAACTATCTCTTAATTCTTCTATTTCGTCGTCTAATTGCTCGTCTTTAATCATATAAAGAGCAAATGTATCAACAAAATTGTGAGAAGAATCAACAATAGCTTCTTTTAATCTTGGGCTTCCTGGTTGTGTACGTTCAAAGTTGATTTGCTTCTGATTAAGTAAATAATTTAACCTATTTTCAATTTTAACAATTGTATTTCTTATTTCTTTTAAATCAGGTATCATTTATCCTCCTTAACAGTACTTATACCGTTTTCTTCACATTCTTTAATAATTCCGTCCATAAACCTTCCAAATTGAATTGTATCCATTTTTCTAGAAGGGACGTATATTTTATAAAATGTATATTCTTTACCATTATTTCCTATTCGTTTATCAATTTCATCATAATAATCAAAATATTTTTCAGGCTCTATTTCACTTAATAAAGATACTATATCGTAATCACTATATTCTTTAATCATATGTTCGTGTAATTCTTCATTACCTAAATTTAATTTTTTAGCTAGGTTCTTTTGTAATACCCAACTCATATCATTTTGAGATAGTTTTCTTTTTCTAGTTTGTTTTGCTAAATCTACATTAATTATATCCGTATTTGCAAGTTTTTCTAATTCGTCTACGTCGTATATATCTAGAATCTCTATTGTTATTTTAGGTCTTTTAGTTATATAGTCTCTAGATATATCTAATATCTTACCAGTAGTTTTCATTGTAAAATTATATTTTTAATTTCATAGACACTATTTCTAAGCATCTTTTTAAATTTTATAAAATGTTCTACTTGCATAGGTTCACATATAATTATTGTTTTAGTTTTCTCGTTGTAATATATTTCATAAATTAAATTTTCATAAACTCTTTTTAAATCTTTGTTATCCCATATAGTTATCTTCTTCATAAAAATACCTTCCTATCTTATAAAAAAACAAGGCACTTACATTACGTGCTCTACCATTCTGAGCTATTTATCATACTGATAAAGTTGGAATTGAACCAACGACACCGAGGTTACAAGCCTAAGTATTTGTTTGCTGAATGTGCCTTTAATTTATTGTATTTATGAACAAGACTCATTTTTTTGATAGCTCCTTCAGCCTCTTGGATATATAATTTAAAATTATAGTTGGAATCGAACCAACGAATACTAGCGTGTATTGCATCTTTGTTTGCTGTACGAGTCTTTAATTTATTTTCTTTTTAAACAAGGCTATCTAATAATCCAAATTAACAGCTTGGGACAAATATTGGTGTATTGGTTGTCAAAATAGTTGCAGTAATAGCCTTTATTTTAATGAATACCATAGAATAGATATAATAGATAGCAACGTCCATAACCCACGCTATCATAAGGTTTTAAGGCTTATATATCTACTCTACGCTATCCATTAAAGGATAGCAGTAAAATAACGAACTACATTTAATTGAAGTGCAAATTCCAAACTAAGATGCACCACGAAATATATGTTTTGGAGATAATGGTATAAACGGTAATAATTTGTGCGAATAAAAAACAATTTACAAAATAAATAGATAAAACATAATATGCATTAATACATTAATTTAATAAAATACCATTATAACATATATTTCGTGCTTCACCTTAATTGGTCAAGCACCCACCTAATGATTGCAAGTTAAGGATTGCAATTTCCTAGTACTTTAATAAGCACCACTTGATAGATATTCGTTCGAACTAGAATATTTTAGTAGTATATCTTATTACCTGATATATAGGACTAAAGTGTCGTACTATGGTTATTCTTATCACCTTTAGTTTATTAATGTTGGATTTCGCCAACCCTTTTAATATCTATCAAGTGCTACCCATTAAGATAGCACCAGACAAATAATCGGACTGAGCAACACCTAACGCAGCAAAATAGGTATTTCTCATAGTACTTTAATAAGCACCACCTAATAGATAAATAATTTAAACTATGTAATCACCACAAAATATAGTTCAGGAAAAATATAAATTTATCCATTCTTTTTATTATATTTATCTACTAGGTGCTACCTATTAAGGTAGCAAAATATTAATTATAAAAGGTGAACAAAGGACTTTCTATTTTCATTAGCAGTGAAGTGCAATTTAGTTCCCAAAACTAACGCTTTTTGTTTGCTGTATTGTCCTTTTAAGTAACTTAATTGTAACACTTTTATTCTTTATAATCAATATCTTTTTTATATTTTTCTAGAATCTTGTCAATATATGTTGTCATATCAAAGTTGTTTTCTAGTAATTTTAATATTTGTAAATTATAACCACTTAAGTAAATATTACCATATTCGTCAAATTCTGGAACTGTCTTATTTCTATCGTTAAAATTCCACCAAATTAATTTTGTATTAGCTTCGTGTTGTTTAAAGATATTCATTAATTCTTCCTTGCTTTGACGTGAACCATAATCAAATTCCATATCACTCATTACGATTATATATTCAGGATATTTGTTTAATCCTTTTAATAAATCCATAACTTTACCAAAATCAGTATTTGAGCAATCTCCAGTATACATTGAATCATATTGTTCTTTTAATGTATTTCCTTTAATTGTCATTAATTGAGGATATGATGAGAATGATATTAATTGATTTGGTGCATAAGTAGAATGAGTAGCTAATGCGTGACATACTGACATAGCTCTTACTCCAATATCGTTTGGATTAGAATAATCTCTTCCATAAAAACTAGAATACATTGAAGCTGAAGTGTCTAAAACACAAATAGCGTTCATTTCTACTCCTAAAGTAGCATTATCTACTATTTTCTTTCCAATAATATCATTAGCTTCTGCGTTAGATTTTGTTGCTGTCTTATATGCGTCGTGTACGTTTGCAGTATCTACATTTACTTTAGCCTCATTATTCTTAACTTTTTCTATATATTCTTTAAATCTAGGAGAAATATCTTCTCTAGTGTTAAATGTATTTAAATATTTAGTCATTGCAAGAGAAGGTACTTCTTCGAAATCAATTTCTCCAACTAATGGGTGAACATAATTACCTTGCTTAAATAATTCATTTAATGGAGTTCCTTCTACTTCTTCAGCATAAGATAATTTATATTCAACTGTTGAATCAGTTTTAATTAATTGTCTATATTCTTTTTCAGTTATTCCCCACATTTTACATAATGCTTTAGCAATTCTTTTATCTTTACCAGTTAATCTAGGCATCCATTTTTTAGCTAATTCATTACCAGTTAATGAAGTTTTTAAAAATGCAATATTTTCATCAGTAGGAATATGCCATAAATCGTCATATCTACCAGCTCTTACTACATTGTAAGGTTCTACTTCTGATAATTCCATTAACTTTCTACCTAAATCTCTTCTACCTAAACCAAATCTAGGGTCTCTAACAAACATTGAAAATAATTTTTCTTTTTCAGACTTTCCAATTTTTACTTCGTCTAAGTTCTTTTCGAAAAATGGAGTCATAAAGAATAAGTCAGTTAAATTATTTCCTGTAGTCTTATAAGCTACGTCTCCATTTTCAGTTTTTTTAGTATTTAATATTTTTTGTAATTCATTCATTTTCATTCTCTCCTTCTTTTTTTATAAATTCATCATCATATATATCTTCGTCCCATTTTCTTTCATCGTCTAATGTTTTAGGGTCTAAAGTTCTGTATTCCTCTTCACTTTTTTTACCTGATATAATACAAGCACAAATAATACATATTAAACCAATTATAAATAATATAATTACTATTGCTAATATTATTTTCATATTTACTCCTCTGGCATTTCATATACATTTAATGCAATAAGCTTTACACAACCAACAATTTGACTTTCTACCGATTTTTGCATTGCAATTTCACCATTTATTATTTTTTGTATTTCATCTAATACTTCTAATGCTCTTTCTTTTGTTTTATATGTTCCTAATCTTTCATAATTATCATATCTTTCATAACCATAAATTGTAGGTTCATCATCAATATTTATTCCAAAAGTTAATTTGTTTACTTTCATTAAAGACGATTTATCTTGACTTCTAATCCATAATTCCATACTACTCACCATTTACCTTTCTTACTATTTTCCAAACAAACCCGCCTGCAGTTTGTCTTTTATTATTTATACAACTAGATATATTACCTTGACTAACACCTGTATATCTACTTGCTTCATTTATAGAGTTAAAAGTTTTCAAGTATGTACCTTTTAAGGTATATTGTTCTACTATTTTATTATTGTGCATTAAATTATTCTTATATGCGTGTTTTATATTTTCTTGTAAAGTACACCATTCTAGATTTTTATAATCGTTGTTTAATTTATCACCATCAATATGATTAACTATTTTATAATTATTTTTATTATCAACAAAATGTTTAGCAACTAATATATGAATATAAACTGATTTTAATTTTTTATTTTTACATAATTTTGTTCCTAAATAACCTCTTTTAGTTATATGTGTTTTAAGCACTTTTTCTTCTTTATGATTACTTCTATTACTACAACTAATTAAAGTTCCATTATTACCTATTTTATATAACCCTTCATAGCCTTCTATATCTTTAAATATTTCTTCCATTTATAACCTCTATTATTTCATTTATTTTAGAACTAAATGCTATGGCATTTTTATTAAATAATGTTGCCAACATTTCAGGTTTACAATCTTCACTTGAAGTAATTTCAACCCAATCTGATAAATCTAATTTATCTATCTTCTTATCTTCATTTGATTTTGCAAGTTCATCATATTCACTTTTTGTAAATAAACTACCACATACTTCTATATCTCTTGGTTCTTCTATGATTTCTACTTCATCATTTAATAAACTACGTGAAACACAACCTGCACACTTAAATAAATTAGGGTCACCAAGTTCATCAAGTGCTTTATGTTCATATATATACCAAGTTAAATTATGGTCACCCCATTTTATTTTGTTAGGTATTTTTTCACCACTTGCTATTATATTTAATAAATCTATTACTTTAATTTTTTTCATATCATTTTTCTCCTTTGTAATATTGTTGTACTTCTATCGGTACTAAACATTCTATATGTCTTGTATTTCCATTGTAATAACATTTATTACTGTGTCCTGAATTATTATTAGTATCTATATAATAATAATCATTTTTTATTAAAGTAAACATTAAAGTTATTACATATAAGAATATTACTAACCATATAGCACTAGCCATTGATACTTTTTTATTTAAAAACTTTTCTATCTTTTTTCTCATATTATTTGTTTGTCTTCCTTAATATCTAATCCTACATTTTTAAATAATTTTTCAGCTTTTCCAGAACAATATATACAATTTCCTTCTTTATCATATAAAGTCATTCTATGGCATTTATTGCATCTATGTTTAGGGAAGCGACCACCAATGAATCTTCCTATTACTATTTCTTGATTTTTCTTTATCTTTCTAGCAAAATTACTCATTTTTACCTCTTTTCTTTTCTAACTTCTTATAACCATAAATCATATTTTGTTCTTCTTGAAGTTTTTTTATTTCTTTTTTAGTTTGTTTTATAAGTTCACTTTTTAAATATATTAAGTGTTTGATTTCTTTTTCTCTATCCATTATTCTTTACTTTCCTTTACCAATTTTGAACATTTTAATTCCAAAAGATATTATGTTTAGTATCATACTTGTTATTATTAAACCTAAATACCAACCATTTAATATATCTAATTTAATTCCTATTATTATAAATAAAATTTCTGTTATCATTTATTCTTCACTTCCTAACTATATAAATTTTATTGTAAATTTAATTATATTCCATAGTATTGTAAATATAACTATATCTTTTGTAATATCAAATGTTATTGTAAATGGTAGTGATAATATAATTCTAACTATTGTATCAAAATCTATATTAACAATACCATAAAGTTCTTCTCTTAGCATATAGTAAGTTATCATTTATTCTTCACCATTTACCTTTCTTTTAACTAATTCAAAATATAATTCTTGTATCTTTTTATCTACTAATTCTTTGTTATAATCGCATTGATAAAAGCAGTCTAAAATATCTACACCATTCTCAATATATTCTTCTTTATAGAAATCAGGTCTTTGTTCTAAAAACTTAATAGTATTTAAAATATGACTCGTTTCCATATCACTTATTTTTATAATTTTATGGTCTTTTGTTTCCCAATAATCTTCTTTATATGGATAACCTCTACTTACTACTTCCATTTATTCTTCACCTCTTAATTTGGATATAACATTATTTATTTTTTCTACTTCAATAATGTATGCTTTTTCTACTGTTAAACTCATAGGGCAATGATAATTTTCTTTTTCTAATAATTCTATTGCTTTATCTATTCTTTGTTGTAAATCTTCTACTAATCTAATAAGTTGTCTTTGTGATAAATGCTTTAATTTTATTTCTATTTTTCCTGTTTTCATAAAATCTATTAAACCTTTTTGATATTTATTCATTATCTTCACCTTTAAACATACTATTAAAAAAATTTAATGTTTCTAGTTGTTCTAATTCTTTTGTTGTTAATTGTTCATATTTATCTTCTAATATTTCATCTTCATTTTCTTTTATTTTTTTATCATAATCTTTTTCGTTGATAATTCCTTTTTCCATTAAAGCAGTTTCTATTAACATTAAATGTGACGCAAATTTAACAAAAGAATAAGAAATTTTATCGTTTTTCATCATTTTTATATATTCTTCTTTATTCATTATCTTCACTTCCTTTATTCCCTCCTAAAATGGTAAGTCGTCGTCGGTTATCTCAGGTCTATAATTTTCTATAGATTCGTGTTTTTCTTCGTCAATGATTTCATAATCTAATACCATAAGATAATCGACTTTATCTTCACCTTTTTTATAAAAGGACTGAAAAGCGCTGTTAATCTTAATATTGCAAGTTTCACCAGGTTCACAGTCTTTTTTAAACTTAATAGGTTTACTCATATATTCATAAGAATTTTCAGTAATTTTATTAGCTATTGAATAAGTGTAGTAAACTCTTGTTTCTCCCTCACTATTAGTTGTTTCATTTTTCCAAACTTTTACATTATCACCTGTTATTTTTATCATTTAAAATCGTCCTCTCCTAACAATACGTTTTCTTCTAATCTTTTTTTATCTACTCTAAACTTTTCTACTGCTTGTTTTATTTCTTCTATCCAGTCTTGAAATTCGTCTATTCCTATACAATATTCAGTAAGTCTTTCAGAATCAAACTCAGTATTAAAGTCTTTAGGTCTTTCATATACTTCTAAATAACCATATTCAACACCATAATTAATCATATAGAATAAAAGTTGTACGATATAGTATTTATAAGTTCTAACCCTTTTATGTATTCTACTTGTTGTCTTAATCTCAATTATTTCATTACCATTGAATCCGTCTACGTGACAACGAATATCGTCTTTTATTAATTTATCTTCAGTAAATAATGTTTCGTGACACTCACTAACATAATTTCTTATTTTTTCTTCCATTACATTTCCATATTCAACGTATTCATTTTCAACGTGTATAGGTTCTTCTATTCCTACTTTTTCTTTAAGCAGTTGATAATAAGATTTGAAGGGAGATATACCCATTATGATAGGTATATCAGACCCTCCTATATATAAGTTTCTATCTTCTTCTACTGACTTTTGCATTATTTAGTTAAGTCCTCGTATGCTTTTTTATAGTCGCTTTCAGTAGAAGTTTTACTTAAACTATAATCTTTACTTATTTCAGTTAAATCAATGTTGTTTTCATTACAATATTTGATTAACTTTTCTCTATAAGTTTCTTTATTTGTTTTTGAATAACCATTTTCAGGACTTGCATCTTTATCTGGGTCGTCTCCAGTAGCTATTTTGTATGCTTTCATTAAAGCGTACTTATCAGCGTAAGTCATTGCTTTACCTGGTGCTTTATCTCCAGTATCAAGTCCGTCTCCATAAGATTTAATATCTACATATTCATCAGGCTTATCAATATTTACAAATCTATATGTTCTTTCTAATCTCATATATAAAGTATTTGTTTTAGTTGTTTTTCCATTATATTCAGTTTCTTTAACTAAAATATCACTTTCAGTTATATTACTATCCATTGGATAAGAATAAACTCCATATTTTTCTTCCAAAGGTTTAACAGCGTCGAGTATATCTTTTTCTTGAACGGCTTTATAACTTCTGCCTCCACCCATATCTACGCTTAAGTTTTTAGCAACTACTCCTAATTCGTTTGTAATTGCGCTCATTTTTTGATAAATATTTTTTATTTCCATTATTCATTCTCCTTCATTTTTAATTGTTTTTCATAATCACTACCAGCTAAGTAGTATCTAAAATATGAAACAGTATCTCCATATCTATTTTTAGCTGATTCTGATACGCTTTTTATATCAAGACCGTCTTCGTGTCTTAATAACCAAATAGATGCACTTAATCTAGTATTTCCTAAGTCTCTAAAAGCATCTAAGCTAGTAATGCTTCCAAAATCTTGCATATACTTTAATACTCTTTCTTTGTGTGTAGTTCGCATTTCTCTTCCTCCTAATCTAATGTATCTATAACTTCTTCAATTATAGCTTCGTTTTCTTCAATTTTATGTATGTAATAATCTATATTAAACATACTTTTTTCATTTAATTGTTGTACATAATCTTCTAATTTTTCTAAATTTCCGTCATAATTTAAAACTTTATAATATTTATGTTTAATAATACCAATGTTGTATTCTTTATCTTTTAATTCTTCTAAATTGTATTCCATAATATCACTCCTTTTTTTAATTTAGAAATTAAATCAGTACATTCCTTTTTAGTTCTAAAAGGTTTACCTTGAATATTGCACCCTGTATCAGTATATGTAATTCTATTTAATACATATCTATATTCTTTTTTATATTCCTTTTTTTCAATACTATACTCAATTTCTAATACTTTCATTTTCTTCCTCTATTTTTTTCTTTAACATATATTTAAATCTTGCTTTTGTAGTATTTTTTATTTTTCTACCACACCAATCACAAATTGTATAACTTTTCATAACTGGTAATTTAACTCTATGACCACATTTGCATATAGTTCTTATATCTTCAGTATTTTCATAGTATCTATCTAATTCGTTTCTTTTTTTAATACTCATTTAAATATACTCATTTCTTCTTCTAATTCTTTAAGTTCTTCTTCAGACATTTCTTCTTTTTGAGGCTCATTTATCATCCATTTTGGAACTGCCAGCTCAGTATAATTTCTTTTTGAATTAGTAGAAACTTTTTTAG